CTATAATCGCTCTTGTTGCGGCAATTGTCGCTTCAGACACGCAGGGTGTTGGTGCCGCAGATGGTGTTGGCGATACGATTAATCTTACAGCAGATGTTGCTGGAGTTGTAGGAAATAATATTACTATTGCTGAAACATTGGCAAACGGTTCGTTCGCTGGTGGTGCTACTAATTTGGCTGGTGGCGTTAATGGAACCGTAGGTTCGGTTCACACGTTCATGATGGATTCGGGTTATCTTTATATCACTGTTGCTGAAAACACAACGGCAGGAAAGAATTGGCGTAGAATCAGTATTGATGTTGACGCTGCATACTAAAATTCGCTCCTCCAAAGAAAAAAAGAAAGGAGGCTACATTTGAATAATAACTTTAATTTTCTAGGTCGATTACGGTCTGCTTGGAATCTTTTTCTTGATCGCAATCAATCAGAAGAGGTAAAGACCGTCACTGGCGCCGCGTATTCCAGTCCACCACATAGGAAACGATTGCAGTACGGAAACGATCGATCCATTGTTGGTGCTATATACAACCGTATCGCCATTGATGTTTCTGTCATGACAATTCGCCATGCTAGAGTCGATGAGAACCGGTCATATTTGGAAACAATCGATTCTGGATTAAACAGATGTCTATCTGTAGAAACCAATATTGATCAGACCAATAGAGATTTCGTTCGTGATGCTGTTATGTCTTTATGTGACGAGGGGGTTGTTGCTTTAGTTCCTGTCGACACATCGATAAGTCTAACCAACAATAATTCCTTCGATATCCTCTCCATGAGAACTGGAAAGATAGTGCAATGGCACCCCCATCACGTTCGCGTTCGTTTGTACAACGACAACAGTGGGGAAAGAGAAGAGATTACATTGCATAAGTCGAAAGTTGGAATTGTTGAGAACCCTCTCTATTCTATCATGAATGAGAAGAACTCAATTCTTCAAAGACTCATAACGAAACTCAATCTTCTTGATGTTATTGACGAACAAAGCGGATCGGGAAAGATCGATATAATTATTCAGCTTCCCTACGTTGTCAAATCAGAAAAAAGAAAAGAACAAGCAGAGGCCAGACGAAAAGATCTTGAGAATCAATTAAAAGACTCGAAGTATGGTGTGGCCTATGCCGACGGAACGGAAAAAGTAATTCAACTTAATCGCGCAGCAGAGAACAATTTAATGTCACAGATCGAATACTTAACGAGAATGGTATATGCCCAGCTAGGAATTAGTGAAGCGATATTAAATGGTACTGCTGATGAGAAAGAGTTGCTAAACTACTATAATAGAACAGTTGAACCGATGATTTCTGCTCTAACAAGCGAGATGTCCCGTAAGTTCTTGACTAAGACAGCCCAAACTCAGGGCCAAACAATCATGCACTTCCGAGATCTGTTTGCTATCGTTACTCCAGAGCGTCTTGCTGATTTAGCAGACAAACTGACTCGTAATGAAGTTGCTTCTCCAAACGATATTAGAGCAGCGATGGGATGGAAACCAAGTAAAGCCAAAGGCGCAGACGAACTTCGTAATCGAAATCTGAATCAGCCCGAGGAACAACCCATAAACGTTACCGAAGAACTAAACTCGGTAAAACAAAGAAAAGGAGAATGATTCAAAATGGCAGAAAAGGAAAAGAAGTATGATTTTAGTGGTTTCGCCACTAAGTATGGTTTGCTCTGTGCAGATGGTCGTACCATTCGTAGTGGTGCATTCAAGAATAACAATGGACAAAAAGTTCCTCTTGTTTGGCAACATCTCCACAATGATCCGACAAATGTACTTGGGCATGCAATACTTGAAGATCGCATCGATGGTGTGTATGCTTTCTGTACGTTCAATGACACTGTTGCTGGTAAACAGGCCAAGCAGTTGGTTGAACATGGTGACATTGATGCACTGTCAATCTATGCCAACAAACTTGTTGAGAAAAGTAAACTGGTTCACGAAGGTTTCATTCGTGAACTTAGTCTGGTTCTATCCGGTGCCAATCCTGGTGCTTTGATCGAACGTGTGACTCTTTCTCATAGTGATGGTACTGAGTCCGAGTCTGAAGATGAGGCTATCATTTATGGTGGCGGCACCCTCACAAAAGAGGAAACTCCGAAAGAAGAACCCATTGTAGAACACGCAGCAAAAGATGGAGAAGAGACTGTGGCTGACGTGGTTGAGACAATGGACGAAAAACAGAAGAAAGTGATGTATGCTCTCATTGCTCAGGCACTGGAGAGTTCAAATTCAGATATGCAACAATCTAATTCCGAAGGAGAAAATTTCATGAAGAAAAACGTGTTCGAAAACGAAGAGAACGAGGGCGCGACCCTTTCTCATTCCCAGCTCGAAGAATTTGCCGGTAAGGTCTTTGCTGATATGGCCAAGATGGGATCATTCAAAGAAGCTTTCTTGGCACACGCCGGTACCTATGGTATCGACAACATTAGCTTCTTGTTCCCTGATGCTCGCCTGGACGAAGATCCGACATTTGAGACTCGCCGCATGGGTTGGGTTGCTGGTTGGATGAGCAATACTCGTCATCAACCATTCTCCCGCATTAAGAAAGTATGGGCCGATCTGACTCCTGATGCTGCACGCGCGAAGGGTTATATTACCGGAAACCTGAAAGTCGAACAGGTCTTTGCCTTGCTCAAGCGCGAGACTGCCCCGACAACCGTCTACAAGAAACAGAAACTTGACCGCAATGATATCATCGATATCACCGATTTCAACGTTGTGACCTGGATGTGGCGCGAAATGCGATTCATGCTCGACGAAGAAGTTGCCCGCGCGGCCCTTGTTGGCGATGGTCGGACCTTTGGTACCGATGACAATGCGATTGACCCCTCGAAGGTTCGCCCGATCTATGGTGATGACCCGATGTTCGTTACCTATTTGAGCCTTGCTGTCAGTGTTGTCGATTACCTTGATATCATTGATGCAATTCAGGTTGCTCGTGTGAACTACAAGGGCACCGGTACTCCCAATCTGTATACCACGAATGCCGTTCTGACTGGTATGCTGCTCCTGCGCGACACGACCGATCGTCGTATATATAAGTCCGTTGCCGAATTGGCTTCTGATTTGCGCGTTGCTGACATTATCGAAGTGGACGTTCTGGAAGGCGTACAGCGCGACAACACGTCGCCCGCTTTTACCGCCGATCTGCTCGCTATCATGGTTAATCCTCGTGATTACACCTATGGTGCAGACAAGGGTGGCCAGATCGCTACCTTTGAAGACTTCGACATCGACTACAATCAGAATAAGTATCTGATTGAAACTCGTCTGTCCGGTTCCTTGCTCAATCCCAAGAGTGCCTTGGCTATCGAGCGCAAGACGGCGTAATACTTTTAGAGAAACTTAAAAATGGCAAAGTTTCATGGAGAGATCGGTTATTCGTCTAGCACAGAAACTGCGCCTGGCGTTTGGACCGACATAATCACAAAACGCGAATATTTTGGTGATGTAATACGAGAAACTAAGCAGTGGACTTCTGCCGATAAGGTTAATGATAACCTCGTTATCAATAATCGAATTAGCGTTGTTGCTGATGACTTTGCCTATACCAATTTCTCGGCGATGAGATATGTAATATGGGCCGGGGTTTACTGGAAGGTCTCTAGTATTGAGATCCAAAGACCTCGGCTCATATTATCTCTAGGAGGTGTTTATAATGGCCCTAAGGGTTAATTTACAAACACTTCTGGAGACACTTCTTGGAAGCGACAAGGTATATTTCCAGCCGCCTTCAGGATTTATGATGTCTTATCCTTGTATTACATATGTCCGAAGTAATATTCGCTCAAAGTTTGGAGATAATACGCCGTATAAGTTAGACAATGAATATACGATAACGGTTATCGATGCAAATCCAGATAGTGTTATTCCTGGTAAGATTGCACTGCTAAAACAATGCATATTTGACCGGAATTTCCGATCTGAAAATCTCAATCATGATGTTTTTAACATCTTATACTAAGGAGAAACAAACATGGCTCAATTAATTCAATGGGATGGCGTTGGCGAAAAGGTTTATGAAACCGGCGTTGATCATGGTGTTTACTATGCTCAACTCCCCAACGGAACTTATCCGGTTGGCATTGCTTGGAATGGTCTGGTGTCTGTCACCGAAAGTCCTTCTGGTGCAGAACCGAATCCCCAGTTCGCTGACAATATCAAGTATCTCAATTTGCTCTCTGCCGAGGAATTCGGTGGCACGATCGAAGCCTTCACATATCCGACAGAGTTCGCTTTGTCTGACGGCTCCACTGAACCCGAACCGGGTGTTATCATTGGCCAACAGGCCCGTGTGCCGTTTGGTCTTTGCTACCGCACGATTCTTGGCAACGACTCCGCTGGTCAGGCCTATGGCTACAAGCTTCATCTGATCTACGGTTGTCTTGTGTCTCCTTCCGAGAAGGCATATCAGACAATCAATGAATCACCTGAGGCGATCACTTTCAGTTGGGATTTCACCACGACTCCGGCTCCTGTAACCGGCTTCAAACCGACCGCGTCCATCGTGATCGATTCAACTTTGGCCGATCCGACCAAGTTGGCTGCTCTTGAGGTTATTCTGTACGGAGTAACACCGGCAACTTCCGGTCTTCTTCCATCTCCCGATGCAGTAATTGCTGCTTTGGCGATGCCGTAAGAAGAAAAGACAAGAAATAGTACGTCTAGTATGGGCTCTGCTTATGGTGGGGCCCATACTATTTAAAAATCTTAAAGGAGATTCACATGTTAAAGAAAACTGTTACATATGTCGACTATGAAAACACAGAACGAACCGAAGACTTCTACTTCAATCTCAGCCAGGCAGAAGTAACCGAGATGGAATTATCTATCGACGGTGGCTTGGTAAAGAAGATTGAGCGCATCGTTGCAGCCAAGAATGGTGCCGAGATCATGAAACTCTTCAAAGAAATTGTCTTAAAGTCCTTTGGTGTTAAGTCGCCAGATGGAAGGAAATTTATTAAGTCTCAAGAACTATCTGAAGACTTTTCCTTCACCGAGGCTTATAGCCAGATCTTCATGTCGTTGGTAACCGATCCTGATGCCGCAGCGGCGTTCGTTAGGGGTATCGTTCCCAACACTAAATAAACAGAATTCAATGGAGATGAGAGATGTTACAAATTACAATTCCACCAGTTGAACTATTCGACGAAGCAAAGAAAGAGTTTGTTTGGTCCAAGAGTTATGAGTTGCAACTTGAGCATTCTCTCGTCTCTTTGTCAAAATGGGAGTCAACGTGGGGAAAAGCATTTCTAACAAAAGGGGAAAAAACGAGCGAAGAAACAATGGATTACATCCGTTGCATGACTGTCTCGCAGAACATCGATCCTGTTGCATATACTCTGATATCACAAGTCAATATTGACAAGATAACTCAGTATATTGATCATCCAATGACCGCAACAAAGATCAATCAAGACAAAGGAACAACTAATAAGGATATTATTACAGCAGAGATTGTCTATCATTGGATGATTACATTTAACATACCATTCGAATGTCAGAAGTGGCATCTAAATCGTTTGTTGACACTAATAAATGTCTGTAATATTAAGAACCAACCACAAAAGAAAGTCAACCGCAAGGACATACTGTCTAAAAGAAATTCATTAAATGAGGCACGAAAAGCTCAGTATAAGACTAGCGGCTAAAGGAGGTTGCCTTGTTGATCAGATTCAGGCATCGCGGTAGTTTTGATTCTATGGAAAAGTTTCTAAAGAATGCTAATAAAAAAGACTATCGTTCTATCATTGAAAGATACGCTAAAGAAGGAACTCATGTACTTTCTCAAGCAACACCAAAGGACAGCGGTATAACTGCTGATTCCTGGAATCATGAGATTGTGTTTAGGAGAACCGGATTTAGTATACATTGGACCAACAACCATACAGTTGACGGTCTTCCGATTGTTATTCTTCTACAATACGGACACGGAACAAGATCTGGTTCATTTGTTGATGGTAGAGACTTTATCAACCCAGCAATAAGACCAATCTTCGATAAAATTGCAGAAAATCTGTGGAAGGAGGTTACTAATCTATGAGTCAAACTATCGATAAAAGAATAGTTGAGATGGCTTTTGAGAATGATAAATTTGAAAAAGGCGTCGGAACAAGTTTGGGAACAATTGACAAACTCAAGAAAAGTTTGAACTTTGACAATGCATCAAAGAGTCTTTCGGGTATCACAGATGCTGCACGAGGAGTAAACCTTAGCTCCATAGCAGATGGGGTTGGTCGCATATCCTCTGGCTTTTCTGCTCTTGGGATCGTTGCTATTACTACTCTTGTAAATATGACCAATGCAGCTATTCAGGCGGGCCTAGGTATAGCAAGGGCACTAACCATAGACCCAATCAAAGCTGGTCTTAACGAATACGAGACTAAGCTAAACAGCATTCAAACCATCCTAGCTAATACTGAAAAAGAGGGAACCACCCTTAAAACAGTAACCAATGCCTTAAATGAATTGAACGAGTATTCGGATAAGACCATCTATAACTTCCAACAGATGACCCGTAACGTAGGTACATTTACTGCTGCTGGGGTCAAGTTGGATAGTTCGGTTGCCGCGATTAAAGGTATTGCTAACTTAGCTGCCATATCTGGCTCAAATGCAGATCAAGCAAGCACAGCAATGTACCAACTCTCTCAGGCTCTATCCTCAGGTTCGGTGAAGTTGATGGACTGGAATTCAGTTGTCAATGCTGGTATGGGTGGTCAAGTCTTCCAAGAAGCTATTAAAGAGACTGCTCGTGTTCATGGCGTTGCTATTGATGACATGATTAAACAGGATGGCAGCTTTAGGGAAACACTACAGAGGGGTTGGTTTACAAGTGAGATCTTAACAGAGACACTGTCTAAGTTCACTGGTGATCTAAATGCTGAACAACTTAAGACAATGGGTTATACCGAACAACAGATAGCCTCAATTCTTAAGATGGGTCAGACAGCGAATGATGCCGCAACAAAGGTTAAGACCTTCACTCAGTTGTTTGATACGCTGAAGGAAGCGGCTCAATCT